TCCGATCTCGGGCGGAATGTTGGCCGGGGCTAGCGGATCGAACTTCACGCCGGTCCATGTGATCGGCAGAAGCGCCGTGCCATCGCCGGTCAGATCAGGCTCGAACACTTCCGGCGGCGTCGCGCCGGGGATGTTGTTGATGGCGTCGTCGACATAGGTCTGGATCGATAGGATCGACTGCCCACTGTCGACGATGGTCTTGCCTGCCGTAGTGGAAAACGCGGCCAGGTTGTTGACGGCCCACGCAGGACCGGTCGAGGACACGTCGCCCTTGAGCGCAATCGCCGCGTCCTGGCCAGCGTCCCGCGTCGTCTGCGTGGTGATGTCCACCTTGGTAGCAATGGTGGCATCGAGCGCCGCAATCGTGCGGGTCGAGTCTTTGATCAGCTTGCCGGTGGCGAGGTCGTAGACGGCAATGCCGTCAGCGGTCGCACCGTTCGGACCAATCACGTCGCCCATGGCGGCGATATCGGCCTGCACCACCAGGTCGGTGGAGAGAATGCCGCCGTCCTTGATCAGCAGACCGGTGTTGCTGCTGTAAGTGGCGATGTGATCCGGCGTCGTGGGACCGGTGCCGACCACGTCGCCGAGACCAGTGAGATCGGACTTGAGCGCGATGTCGGCGGTTGCGATGCCGCCGTCCACGATCATCTTGCCGCCGACATCCAAGAACGTCGCAATGTGGGTCGCGGTGACCGGCAGTGTACTGGACACGTCGCCCTTGCCAGCGATGATCCCATCTTGCGTGACGTCATAGGCCTGCAACGCCGTGATCGCTGCCGCGTTGGCAGCAATCAGCAAGTCCTGCGCATCATCCTGACCGTCGACATAGAGGGTAGTGGCGAGGTCCGTGATCTTGGTGGCGCTGTCCTTGATCACCTGACCAGTGATATCGGAATAGGTCGCGATGTTATCGGTGGCCGAGAGCGCAGGCCCGGTCACGTACAAACCGGCCATCGTGGTCAGAACTTCCTGCACGTCGTCGCCACCAAGTATGGTGGGCGCAACGCCGACATCAGCCGCCGTCACCGACGAGATGCCGCCATAGGCCAGATGGGTCCACGCGGCCCCATTGGAGATCAGCCAGTCGCCGATCTCGAACGGCCCGACGACCGTTGCGCCAGAGGCAGGCGGCTTGACGGTGCCCGCGACGTCATAGATCACGTACCAGCCGTTATTAGCGGGCGCAGCCGCAGGTAACACAGCCCCGCCACCCGCCGCCACGGTCAGCGTCACGCTGCCGTCGCTGCCGTCGGCAGATCCTACGAACTGCTGGCTCGCCGAGATCATCGGCGCAAACGCCAGCGTGCCGTCGACATTGGTGGTGGAAAGAAACTCGCCGGGATTGCCGCCGGTGATCTTGAGTGTGGGGGCAACGGCGGCGGCGCTGAAGCTCTTGGCCCCGCCTTGCACGGTCTGCACCGGAGAGCCGGTATGAATTTCTAGTTGGCGTTCGACGCCGACCAACTGAACGACGGTGCCGGTGCCGTCATCGCCGACAAACAGCGCCTTGCCGTTAGAGTTGTACGCAAGTTCGCCCGCAGCCAGTGTACCGGGACCGCCGGTTGCGCCTGCACCAATGCGCCGCTTGTGTTGGATAACCTGGACCATGATAGGATTCCTTTCGAGTTAATAACTAGCGCCGAAGATCGGAGCGCCCCACGTTGCTATTCCAGCAGCGTTGATCGACAACGCCTGCCCTTCCACACCTCCCGTAGGGAGACTGATCGACGCTACAAAACCCTTGGTCGCCGCCTGCAGCACTGGCGACGCCGCCGTCGGATGCTCCGACAGGATCAGCGGCCCGGTCATGGTGTCGCCGGCAACGTCGACCTTGTTGCCGGTCTCTTGCTGCAACTGACCGATATCCGCGCTGAAGTTCATCAGCACGTCGTTGACGTTGTCCGCGCCGTCGATCGGCGGCTCGACTGGAATAGTTTCGGCGGGCGGATGGCTGACTCCAGCGGGAGGCTCGCTGTAGCCTTTCTTCCACGCATAGCCGGACCACATGTACTGCGCGCCGGTCGCGGTGTCGGTCCAGATCTCGCCTTGGGCTGGACTGCTCGGAAAATCGAAAGCCATCAGAAATTCCCCGCTTCGATTGGGTTGCCAAATTGCGCTGCTCGCGCAGTGCCGACCACCAACGCCGTGCCGACATCGCCAGTCGGCAGGTTTTGTGTAAGTTGATCGACGTAGGCCTTGGTCGCGGCGTGCAGCGGTGCAGTCGGATCACCCGGCAGCGTCAGCGGTCCCGACATCGTGTCGCCGGCCTTGAGCACGTAATCGGCAGGCGCTGCCGCGCCGCCGCTGCCGGTCTGCCAGCCATAGCCGTTCCAGACATAGGAGACGCCGTTGAGCGTGTAGACCTGGTCGATTGCAGGCCCGCTTGGGAAATCGAAAGCCATCACCAAACCCCACAGTCTACGAGACCGACGGAATGCGGATCGGAAGGATCGCCGGTGCCGATGATGCTGACTTGGTCCATCGTCACCGAATTGGGTGCGGCGACTTCAACCCACTGCTGCGAGGTGCCGTCGTCGTACCAGATCCAGAGAATGCCGGTATCGCTCTCCCACCACAGCTTGTTCGGATCCGGAGCCGGCGGCGGATCATCCCCGACGAAGATGATCTCGCTGATATTGAGCAGCACCCACTCATTGAACGCGGAGCACAGGTTCTTGTACGAATTGCAATCCCACGGCCCATTCGGATCGAGGCATTCCGCGAACGACAGTAACTCCGAGACGATGGCATTGATCTGCCGCGGCTCGATGCGCGCTTCGCAGGTCGACGGCAGCGCGGTCGGCGGACAGGTGATGACGAAAGGCGCCGCCGGGACATAAGCGTTCTCGACCCCGGCCGGATTGGTCGGAGCGCCCGCAGGATCGCGGATGACTTGGCCGCTAGCGGTGTCGGTCGGGAATACAGACATTGGTTACGGCACCGGCTCACAGCAACGATAGATGTTGTTGGGGCAGTTCGACGGCAGCATCGATCGCACGATGCACTCGGCAGCGAGCACGGCTGGCCAAATTCGCTGCGGCAATCCGGCCGGCGCCTCACACGGCGGCCACTCCCACCAGGCTTGGATCTTCGGCGGCGTCTCCTGCGTGGTGCAGACGTCGCCGTCGTCGCAGCCGTAGATCCAATCCTTGGTGTTGCAAATCTCCAATGCCATATCCTCATCACACGGCGAGTCGCACTCATCCAACGGATTGAGCGGCAAGTCCTGATCAGGCTTGATGGTGTATCTGGACTTGATCGCCGCCCCGAGCGGCTCGATCACCCAGTTGATTGCGCACTGGTTCTTGATGATGCCCATCTGTGCGCGCGACAAGGCGATGATGATGTTGTGCTTGACTGCGCAGATCAGTTCGGGCGGGAAGTCAGGTTCACAGAAGATTGGCCCGCACTCGCCCATGATCTCGTACGGCGTGAGATCGCCTAGCAGCACGGAACGGCAGTGCTGGAGATAGCAGTCTTCCCACTGCAGCCGCTTGAGCCAGTAATCCATGGTGGTGAGCACCGTGGTCGGGTCGCTTTCGCGGAACGCCTCCCACAATGGACCGTGGACGTAGGACCGCAGCTTGAGCACGGTGTAGATCGCGTGCAGCACCAGCGATGGGCACTTCGGATCCTTGACCAGCGGACACTTCGAGACGTCGTCGCTGACCTGGAAGTAGTCGATGGCGACGCGCTTCCAATAATCCCACAGCGGCCCCGACGGCAGCAGCTGAAAGAACGCGACGAACGTGCAGCACAAATCATTTCCGCACAGTGGCGGCGGGCAGCAGTAGTACCAATCCCTGGTCATGATGTCCTGACAGCCATCGGCCGTCAGCACATTCTTGGCGATGCCAAGCGGCATCATGTATTCGTAGGGAGTGGTCGGCGTCATCAGCAGGGCGGCCTGGTCTCAGGAACATTGAAGATCACGTCGTTGATGCACGGCAACACATCGCATTCCGGCTCCAGACAGCAGCCCTCGCTGATGTAGACCAGCTCGCGCGGATAGGGCGGGGTCTGGTTCTCGTAGCCGGGGATTTCAAACCTGGCCGCAGAGTTGATATCGGCGCCGATCACCGCCGCGATGATCAGCTCGATCTGCTTGGCGCACAACGGCATCGATGGGCATATGCGTTGGAACAGCGCACGGATGTCGTTCTCGATCAGTTGCTTCTGCGCGGTGCTCGGACAGCCGGCGATGTCGATGATCACGTTTACCGGCAACGGCTTGATCGGGTAGACCTGGCCGCAGACGCCGATCTCGACCTGGCCCTCGCCGTAGCCCTGATGTTCGCCGAACATCCAGCGCGTGATGTCGTTAACGATGTTGATCGGTGGAATGCCGCAGGGAAACACGGTGTCGAACAACACGTAAAAATTCATGTTGTTTCCGCAATTTTTGCAACCGCAATCCTGATTACATTCGCAGTCCGGATTGCAGCGGCAGCAAGAACCCTCACGCACGCAGACCCGTGTGGCACAGGGAAACTCGAGAAACTTCTCCTTGATCCACGCCATGGTCGCGCGCGGATGGTAAGCCAGCCGATTGAGGTAGCGCTTGCGGAAGTCCTCGCAACTCTCCTCCGCGGCGCCACCACAGAACTGGCCGCCACAGATTTGAACATCGGCGTTGATGTTAGGCGCTGATGTCGTCAGCGTCCCAGATGTCACCGTACCGGCCGCGTTCATCTCCGGACCCGGCGTCATGGCGCGAATGCGGACGATGACCTCGCCTTGTTCCGAAAGCTCCAGTGGGATCGATCCGACCGAGACGAAGATGCCGATCGAGGTGCTGACTTCAAAATAGGCTGGCACCGGCGCGTGCGGCACGCCGGTGAGCTTGGCGTAACCTTCCGCATGAGCGGCTGGCCGAGGAAACACCCCGTTCTGTGCCGCCATCTTGTAGAGGTTTTCGCAGCAGGCGGTCTCCGGATTGGCCTCCCGCCACATCTGATCGGCGATAGCGTAGAACTGCTCCGCCCCCGCGTAGTCGTTGGCGATCACATACCATTCGTTCGACTCCGGAATAACCTTGCCACCACCAAGCACGGTGTTGGAAAACGCATTGCGCAAGCTGTCGAACAGAGCCTGCGGTTCTGGTCGTAAAATGACACATGCCATGATCGGTCAATGCCAGACCCAAGACTCGGAAACGAATGCGCCAGAGAGATCGATCCGCGTCCGACCGGTTGAGGTCACCGTGTCGATCACGACATCGACGTGGCTTTGCCGGTGGTAGACCGCATGCACCTCGACCGAGGACACGATGCCCTGCGCGATCAGCTTGCCCATGTCGGCGCGGATGGCCGCCTCGATCGCCTTCACTGCATCCTGGCAGCGGGCGTACATCTTCTCCGCCGCGTTCCACAGCGTCGAGCCGATGTACATCCAGGCGTTGTCGGTGATGAAGGATTCCGACCAGTGACCGTACACCGCCGCCGGCGTCGGGCAGGGCCGATCGTTGCGCGCCCGCGTGTTGATGATGTTGAT